CATTTGTGATATTGGTATTGCACTCATTTTTGTCCCCCTTTTATTAATCAAGTAAGAATGATAGTCGCACGTTAATATTGCTTTTACATAGCCAACATCTGGAAATTCAGAACAAATTTTTGCACATTCCTCACGTTCTTTTTCTGCTATTAGTTTGGCAAAGTTTATGAAATTATCACGCTCTTCTTTTTTAATAACTCCACCAAATGCTTGACAAGCCATCTCAATTATTTCTTCTTTAGTCATCTTAGTATTCCTTAGTATTCCTTGGATGTTCTTGATATTATACGTTAACCTGAAGTTAATAATATCCCTTTAATCCAGTCAAGTAATATTTTAACTAGAAATTAAAGTATGCTACATTTCAGTTACCGCTTAGCGGGTTTTAAAAAGGAATCAAATGAAAGTTTATACAACAACAAAGACGGGCATTCAGATCGGATGCTACTACGAACCTCCTCTTCATAACAACATGACAGAGGACGACGAACTTATACAGAGGGCTCTCCTCGGTATCAAAACCCCCGCAGACTTTTGGACGATGCTTGACTGGTTCACCTACTCAGTCTTGGTGGCTGTGCTCGTGTCAGTATTCGTATCCTACTTTGCTGTAACGGGTGACGCATGAATATATTTAAACAAATTATGAATCACTTTGATAACGCAGGCGCTGTTCGTTTAACAGATCCAGAAACCTCTGTAGATGCGGCGCTATCCGTAGATGCTACCAAGATGGAACAAATTGTTTTAGAGGCGATTAAGAGCTTTCCAAATGGTTGTATTAGCCAAGATGTAGAAAATGCTCTACCTCACATTAGAGCCTCTTCTATAACCCCACGCTATCGACCCCTTATGAAAAAGGGATTGATAGTAGATACAGGAGAAAAAAGGCCAGGTTTTTCAGGTCGCAGTCAAAGAGTAATGAGGGCGGTATGAAAGCATTTCCGAGTAATTACATATGGGACAAAAACAATGAAACATACAACGGTATGGATTTGAGAGATTGGTTTGCAGGTTTGGCTATGGAAGGAATTATTTATGAGGGAGTTACTCCAGAACAAACAGCTAAGGCCGCATACCGAATGGCAGATGCAATGATGAAAGCAAGGGAGAATAGAAATGAATGACAGAATGATGGAAGAGTGGGAAGACTTTAAACGTAGCAAACAGGAAATGGATGAATATGAACTACACGTAATGATCGAAGAGTACAAGCAACTGACACCTAAACAGAAAATTATTTACAACAAATTAATGGAAGAAACAAATGAGTCTATACGCAAGCAGTAACAGCCAATCATCAACATTTAAAAACGTACCATCAGGACTACACCTAGCCCGTTGCTACCGTATCGTTGACCTCGGTACCCAAAAGTCCGAGTTCGAGGGTAAGGCCAACTTCTCACGCAAGGTCATGATCTGTTGGGAGATCCACGGTGATGAGAGCGTCACAACCGACAAGGGTGAGCCGATGGCAATCTTTAAGACCTACACCCTATCCTTGAACGATAAAGCGTCTCTCAGGGCTGATTTGCAGTCTTGGAGGGGTAGAGCTTTTACTCAGGAAGAGCTTAACCGCTTTGACCTAAAGAACGTCCTCGGTCACTGGTGCATGGTCAACGTCATCCAAAAGCCTGTAGGAGATAAGGTCTACTCAAACGTAGCCTCCCTAGCCCCCGTACCACAGGTCGTAAAGGGATCTGGTCTACCAGAAGGCCACAACAAGTTGGACATCTTCAACATTGCTGAACCAGACATGAAACTCTTTGAGACGTTTGGTAAGAACATCAAATTCAAGATTGAAAATAGTCCAGAGTGGAAGGCCAGAGGTAATACAGGATTTGAGGATATGCCTAACGATTTCAAAGACGACGACTCTGATTTACCATTTTAAGGAAGACAATGACAACAGTAATCGCAAGAGCAAGTGAGTCTCAACACTGGTACACCCAGGAAGGCAAGCCCCAGTACACAGTTACCGCTAAGAACGGTACACAGCGCAATACAACGCTCAGGGACGCACGAACGATGAATCTGGTACCTTCGGTTACCACCATTCTCAACGTCGCCGCTAAGCCTGGTTTAGAGGCTTGGAAGCTTAACCAGATGATGCTTGCCTGCATGACCCTTCCCAGAGCACCTGACGAGTCTGAGGAATCCTACATCGAGCGGATAAAGCATGACTCTAAGGAACACGCCAAGAAGGCGGCAGAGCGTGGCACAACCATCCACGGAGCCCTAGAGAGCTTCTATGAAGGAATAATGCTTGCAGACTTCCTAGACTACCAGATGGGTGTATCTAAGGCCGTAGACGCCCATTTTGGGGCTAAGAACTGGTTAACCGAGAGATCCTTTGCCAAGGATGGATTTGGTGGTAAATGCGACCTCTACACCCAAGACGGTGAAGGGGTTGTGATTGACTTCAAGACCAAAGAGTTTAGGCAGGAAGACAAGGTAGAGGGTTATGACGAGCATTTGATGCAACTCTCTGCCTACAGAGTGGGTTTAGATGTACCGAAGGCCAGATGTGCAAACGTCTTTGTTTCGGTCACAGATCCTGGCTTGGTCAAGATTGTGGAGTGGACACAAGAGGATCTTGAGCGTGGTTGGAAAATGTTTGACCATCTTAAGAATTATTGGCAAATCAAAAACAACCATAAGGTGATTTAAATGAACAAACTAATCTGGATACCAGTATTAATTGCAGGATGTGCTCAACAACCCCCCGTATACAACGTACCGTCCAACACAGGTAACTTACCTGCTGTACAGGTAATGTACGACTCACGGGTTCAGCAGATGAGTAGGAATGAAGTGATTCAGGCCACCCATGAATGCGAGACAACAGGGCTTAGGCCTGTACCCATCATCAGCAAACGCATGATTGGTGGTCCAAACGGTCAAATGTCAGAGATGATTATTGACGTAGTGTGTATGCCCAAACTCAAATGAACTTGGAGATTGAAATGGACGGTGCCGTAATAGTGGGTATTCTTTGCTTTGTAGCTTGGCTTACCCATGTGTTTTATTGCTTTGGTCATGTCATGTGGGGCTTCCTACTGGCAGGAGCAATTTTCTTCCCGATTGGAATCCTCCACGGGTTTTATCTTTGGTTTAGTTAAGGAGAACGTATGAAATTTAAAATAATGCTTGAAGCACAAGATATAAGAAAAATAATTGAATATTTAGAATCTTTTCCTGTAAAAGATGTTAAAGATTTACTTGACACCATTGGTGATCAAGCCAACTCTCAACTTCACATGGCTACTCAGTTCAGAGAAGATATGGAAAAATTTAAAGAAGAATGGGAGTATCGTCCTGCTGAAAGACACTTTGGACCATCACTGATGGAGATCATAAGAAAGCAAGCAGAAGATCAGAAAAAACAAGCACCTAAGCGTAAGTATGTACGCAAGCCTGTTGCTAAGCGTGGCAGACCATCCAAACTATCACAAATGAAAGGTAAAAAATGAAATTATTTTTAATTGGCATCATGGCTATGGCTTTGACAGCCTGTGGGTATTCTGCAAGGGATACCGAGGCAATTGGACAAGTCAAGCGAGTGATGACTAACACGCCTATTCTTTGTTCTGATTTCATAGATGTGGATTTATCTCTTGGCGTTATACGCAACGGGGTTGGCTCAGTATCCAATGAAGACATATGGATTGTTGTCAGCAAGTCTGACGCTGAAATACTTAAAAAAGCAAATGAAGAAGGACAGTTGGTTAAGATTACTTATGACCAACAAAGAATTTCTTTTTGTACCCAAGGAAGATTTGCAACTAAAGTGGAGATATTGAAATGAGCAACCCGTACTTAGATAAAGATGCCATTAAAAAAGCATACCTGACCTGCCAATTCAAAGACAAAGACGGTCTGTACGCAGGCGAAGATGTGGAGATCTACGAGTTGGCTGATGCCATCATCAAGGCCGCCGCATTTGAGATCGCTAGGGTAGAGCGTGAATTCTGCATCGAGTTCGTTGAATCCCTCAACCCAGAGGTAGCTAAAGCTTTGCGTGAGAAAAGGGGCAACCTTTGACTTGCGAGGAATTTGTTGAGGAACTCTTTGGAGATGGTTGGGAGGAGAAGGATCTACCCTCTATGCTCACCATCCTCAAGGAGTGGGAAATTAACTCTAAGCGTTACTGTGTCATCCGAGACTTTGCTACCAAGCTAGAGCTAGGGTTTGACATCAGAAAGCGTGAAGATTTTCCTGAGATAGATGACTTGGTCGATGCCAGACTGTACGACATAGAATAAAAAAACCCCCCTAGACTTATGATCCAGGGGGGAAAACTCACTTGCGTCTTGGCAACTGCAAGCACATAGGAGGAGACGTCCTATGTTTTTTTAGGGGGATATAACCCCCTTTTTTTATGGTTGAGCGCCTTGGTTGGCACCCAGTCTAGATAGCACACCACTTACAGCAGGCTCAAGATTTCTAATCACCTGTGGGCGCTCTGTAGCCACTTTAGTCATGGCTTTCATCATTGGCTCGTTGTACATCAGTGCAGATCCAATAAGTGGTGCAAAGCCTGTTTTAAGGTGTCCTGCACCCTCTGCTAAGCCTTTGAGAGATAGCATCGCCGCAAGCCTATCAGCAGTACCGCTATTGGGTACTGTACTGCCTAAGACATCGGACGCCGCCTGGCTCTCAGGTAACATTAATCCTTTACCGCTTGCCGTAGCTTTCTTGCCTGCAACTTGTTGAACAGCAGATTTAAACTGATCAGGCGTAAACACTCCCTCATCAGCGCCCCGTCTAGACGCCGCCACCTCAAGTGGTTGGAACTCTCTAAACGCCTTGTGAGCGTTTTCTAGCTGTTTAGCCATACCAGGGTTCTGACGCTTTAATTCATCTCGTAAACCCGTTAAAACAGTCTTATAGGCGTGTCCTAGACCGTCCATGCCTTGGCTAAAGAAATCATTAGCCTTGTTGCTGAGATACTTCTCAACCTCTCGGTACTGCTCACCGTTCATTACGCCTTCGTTTTGGATATGGCCTGTGACGTTGGTAGCTATATCGTTAGCCATTGACTTTTGTTGACCAGGCACAAGCTTAGACATAGCCGAGTCAGCCAAGTTACTCAAGTGCTCAGATGTATTCATACCAGTTTTATGATTGAACGCATCAGCAAATCTAGCATTACCTAAGAACCCGTCATAAGCATTACTGATCTTTTGACCAATAGCCTCAATCATCTTATTACCAACTGGCGCATCTTTTGTAAGAGTTAGGCCAAGGTTTGACAACACTTTATTGCCCACAGCTTTGTTAAAGTCCTCAAACGATGTCTTGAGCCCACTACCAATGACGGATCCTGCAATCGGTAAACTGGTGAGCTTTTTCTCAAAGTTTTGTATGCCTTGACCAATCATTGGGAACTGACTAGCCAACTGACCAGGTGTGAATTTGGTCATACCCATGTCTTTGAGTTGCTGAAGTCTGGCAGATACTTGTGGATTGGTCAGCATTTGACCTACCTTACCGCCTGCAACACCCAGAGCGGTAGATTCACCCAAATCAGCAATCTTCTCGCCAAGGATGTCCATGTAGCTCTTGTTGGCTGTATCTGTAACCTGTCCACCCAAGCCTTGAACAGCAGAAGGAGCAAGGAATTTAAGCGAAGGATATTTTGCAATCGCATTGGCAAGCTGTGGGATTTTGGCGCCCAAAGTCTCAGGAATAGCCAGAGAAGGAGCAATCTCCCCTACCGTTTCTGCCGCAGATGCAGGATTAACTCCAAGAGTTGTTGGCACACTACTCTTAGCGTATTGGGCATTCTTTTCTAATGCTTCCATTGGGCTTCGGATGTTTGCCCACTCAAGCGCTCCTGCAATTGGTTTTAAGACGCCTTGTAGCCCCGCAAGACCAGAAAGGATACCTGTACTAGCACCAGAGGTTGGATAAAACCTGTGGCCTGATTCCTCCTTAAACCGTGGAAAGTCATCCATCTTAACCTTTTCAGGCTCCTCGGTCTTGGTTTGCATAGATCTTAAATAAGCATCAGGATCAAACCCTTCCTTTGGTGCGCTTTTGGGTTGGATACTGGCAAGATATGCATCAGGATTAAATTCAGCCATTATTTAACTCCATTAGCTTGAAGGATAGCTTTTGATCTTGGATCGTTCGGATTTGCTTTTGCCCAATCAATCGCTTCAGAATGTATATTAGTCGAACTTGCTTGTGGCTTTGGTGCTTGAATAGGAGCGTATTGTTTATTAGCCCTGTCTCTAGCCTGGTTCATTGATTTAACAATCGTATCTAAAGTTCTATCAAAAGCTTCCTTAGACAATGATGGATCAAGAGATCCATAAAGATTCATAATCTTTTTGCCCTCAGCATCAGATAGTGAACCCATACCTCTCATATTTTGAATAGCAGAAGAAAACACGCTAGACTTTAGTCCTTCCATATCTTTTATAAAGTCATGCTGAGCAGAAGGAAAGATTTGTCTTGGATCGTATGATGCAAGTCCATTCATGCGACCAGGATGGTTTCTAATTGTGTTAACAGCGTCAAGCGTATTTTGAGCAGTATCATTTGCAAGAGATCTCTTGGCCTCCAACTCTTTATTTTTAGCATCAAGTGCTTGTTGATCTTTGTTCTCTTGTTCAGTTCTCTTCCACTGATTTTGATCTTTAGTCTCTTGAATACGAGACTGAGCAAGAACATTAGTTAATGCATGAGTTGCATTAGTTTGTGCAAGAGCAGTCGCCCTATCCATGTGCGATGTACTTGCTGTGAGCAACTGATTTGCCATCTTGTCAGCATCTTCGTCTTTGATAAGGCCTGCTTTATAGCGATTAGCAAGAAGTACGGCCTGATCTTTAAACGGTCCTTCCAAAGTAATAGCCAACGCATCAAAAGGCGTACCCTCAGCACCAGTAGTCGGTAATAACCCAATCTTACGAAGATCTAAAGCGCCTTTGGCTGTCTCAAGCAGTTCTTTAGGATCAAGACTATATAACTGAGCAGATGCCTGCCTGTTAAAGCCTGGTGTTCCATCAGGATTCTTAAATAAATTATCTCTAGCAACTTGTATTTGATTCTTGCGAGTCTCTTCTGGAATCATTGCCAAATACTTTTGGTCACCAGTTACAGCGCCTAAACGCTGTGCGACTTCAGGATTGAAAACATACTTCTCTACGCCTGCACTATCTTTGGTGGTTGTGTATAAGCTTGGCAACAAAGCCTTTACATCAGCTTCTTTTTGAGCCGTCATTCTGCTTTGCAGTAAACCAAGTCTAGCCTGAGCCGTTGGTATTTTGTTTTTCTCTTGTTCAGCCTCATACTCGCCCATAGCGTTTGCGGCGTTACCCAAAGACTCACCAAAAGATCCAGTCTTTGTAGGCGCTAAAAATCCTGAAGCAATCTTAAACCAAGGCGTACCACCACCTTTTTGCTGAAGCAAAGCATCCAATTCAGCCATCTGTTTGTCGTACATGGCCTGTTCTTTGGAATGTCCACCAATGCTCGACAATGGAGAAGTAATATCAGTTGATTCTGATGCGCCAGATAAAGGTGTTTCTAATGCCATAATTTATTCCTTAAGGAGCATTGCAACAAGTTAACTGACCTTGAGTCTGACCTGCGCCATACGTTGGATCGTTGTAAACATTACCATCTTGTCCCTGTAATTGACCAGGACCCGCACTACCGCCAGGACCAGTTCCAGATACAGGGTTACCATATTCAGTGCCAGGCAAAATATTGACTGGAATAGCTTGTCCACCACTTGCTGTTTGAACAGGATTTCCAAACATACCAGATAGTGATGAAATACCTTTGCATCCAAGAATGCCCTTGGCAAGAGATCCAAGGCCTGCAACCTGTGCAAGTGGTGACTGAGCATATGCGCCAGGAATTGGAGCAGTCTTGATACAGCTTACAGCCGTTGGCATTGTGAAGCCTTTGAGTACGCAAGACTCTGCCTTCGCCACAGATAACGGGAAGAGTGACTGATTCTGAGCAATTGTGTACTGGCACTGACCAAGCGCCGCCAAGTTTTTAGCACAGTTAATGCCCAGACTAGACTGAACATTTGCCAAACAACCCAAGAGCTTACCTGCATTGAGTTGGTTAGCTGTCTGAGCTTTAGCTGTACAGATACCCTGTGTATAGCCTGATTTAAGCGCACAAGCCTGTTGACCAGTAATCGCTAGGTCAGCATTAGCCAAGACCTGTCCAAGCGCTCCTGCGCCCCTTTGTGATCCAAATTGACCACTTCCTACGATACCTGCTGTAGCTTGGGGGGCTAGGTTCTGATTGATATTAGCTTGGCCTAGATTACCTATGGCATTGACCACACATTTGGTATAAGGGTTCATGTACCCTTGAGCCATCTGAGCCAGGCAAGATCCTGCAACTCCTGCGGCTGTACCTGTTGCGGCGCTTAGTGCAGGCTGATAGTTACCTGCATTTTGAGATGCTTGGTTAAAAGCTTGAGTCTGTAGCGCCTGTGGACCAATCGGAGTAGCTGAAGCACCCCCTGCCTGAGCCTGAGTAGCCAGGTTGTTCAGGTAATTCATGTAGAACCCAGGAGCGCTTGTAGCCGTCTTCTGAGTTGTGGTAATAGGCGCTAAAGCACCACCCTGTAAAACAGATCCAGACGTTGCTCCACTAGCCGAGCCCAGACAAGCAGGTGTGGGGTTTAAATTTGAGAGTGCCATTATTTACCTTCCATGTATGACAAAGGACTTTTAGCCTTCGGGGGAATTTTAGTTATAGATGCTGATCTTTTGTGCTCACGGATCTTCTCACGCATTTCGTCAAGCTTCTTTGCGCCTTCTTTGTTCGATCCATTACCAAGGGCAGTAACCAAAGATGCAGGGAATACAAACTCCCCATCAGCAATCATTGCATTAATATGCCCACCCGTTGAGTGACCTTCATAGTGCTTGTGTGGGTATTGGTTCATAAAGTGGTGAAGAGCGTCAGCCCCTGCCTTGTTAGAACCGTCTCCAAGAGCGGCAACAATGTCAGCATCCATCACATAGTCCCCGTCTTTTAAAAGCGCAGGAATGTCGTCTGATTGGCCTGTGCCTCTACCTTGGGCGTAGTGGCCTGTATGACCTGTAATAAATTCAGGAACGTGAGCACCACCACCATCTTTAAATCCTACAACTCTGGACTCGCCAGGGAAGATATAACTTGTTGGTTGAGCAGATCCAGGCACTAGGTTAGGTGTTGTTGTAGCCCCTAAAACACCCGCATTTGGGTTGTATAGCTGATTTTGTTGGCTAGGTGTCAATCCACCAGACTGTAATGGTGATAAAAATAGACTTGGGCTTGGGTTAGAGCTTGAATACAAATTAGTACCAGTCAAAGGACTAGATGCAGGTTGTATGTAATTAGGCAACAAAGGTTGTGCAACAGGTGCAGACGCTCCTGTAGTTACTGGCTTTTTAGTAACAGGCAAAGGTTGCAATATTTTATTAATACCCTGCTGAATAGCCGTTCTCTTTAATTGATCAGTAATATTAAAGTTAGAAGGGGCAGAGCCTGGTACTGTTGCATCTGCGCCTGTAGCCGTTGTGTATTGACACAATGCCCCGTTAAGCATATTTGCAGGTCCAGTCGTTGGAGACAATGGACTTGTAGGCGTAGTGGGCGTCTCTGTAGTAGGAGGAGCTTCTGAAGTTGGGGGTAATTCGCTAGGAGCCGTAGGAGTTGGAGTTTCTGCCAAAGGAGGGGTATCAGCAGATACAGTTGAAGCATCTACAGTTGCCGCCGCACCTCCCGCAGTTGCCACATCACCACCAACAACACCAGTATTGAAGGCCGCAGTTTGAGCCGCCTCAGCCGCCGCCGCATCTGCTGTAGCACCTATAGCCGCATCAGTTACCGCCGCCGCCGCTCCACCTCCACCAACTGCATCTGCCGCAATCACAGCATCTACAGGATCGTATAGACGAATCTTTCTGTCTCCAACGTGCTTAAACCCGTCTGGATGGTAAAGTGGAATATCAAATAAATGAATTTTTCTCATATTCTTGTAAGCATCCATGTGTAATCAGGTCTATCGGATGGAACTGGGTTCTCACCCAAAATCTTCATTAACTTAACAAGTCCATCAGGCGTATTCTTTATATAAGCCACGTGCAAATCAGAATTACGCAACTGTTGAATAAAGAACTTAGCTGAATGCGCCAAAGACAGTGGGCTGTCAACTGTAAATAAGAATATCTCACAAGCTCCTTGGCCTAGCAACTTAGCTATTAAAACAGACTGACCCTTATGGAAGGAGAGCATAGTGTGATTAGCCAAGCCTTTGGCAATCGTATCCAGAGCCACTTTTGGATCAATGTTGTGTCTGACTGCCGAAGCCGTTATTACTTGTGATGGTTTCATATTAATAAACACTCTGTTGATTCTGTGATATGGACATAATTCCTACCACTTGTTTTGCCCACTCTCGCCAGTCGTCATACCCTCTTGGATCAGGTACACCGCTTTGAACAAAATATCCAATACCCTGCATACCCTTAGCCCAGTCTTGCCACTTATCCTCTGGCACAGTCCCCAACTGGTTAGACGCAAACTGCTGAGCCATTTGAGCGCACCAGTAGTCCCAAGTCATGCCACGAGGATCGTAGGTTGTTGACATTATGGGTTACCCGTTGAGCGCTCATCGCCCATATCAACGCTCATAATGCAATTACCCAACTGATAATCGCCACCAAAAGTGTTGCTACCTATCCTGAGTCTCATCTCACGCCTTTGCTCTTTCATGTCCACCTTAAGCGTTGAAGGGGTGAAATAGTAAGGGGTTGAAGGATTGTCAACATCATCCGCATAACCCTTACCCGTCACAATGAGTGACATTTGACCCGATTGTACAAAGTCTGGTTCAAACCGCTCCAGTCTAATCCACTTGTTGTCGTTGATCAGTTGCTGTTGGCCTAATCCACCACCCACCCATCCAAGTGAGTTGGTTTCAAAGTATGAATTAATAGCATCTACTTGCGTTAAATAAACCTGGTCTTTACCCGTCTCGTGTTGCCAGAGCAAGTAAAACTGATTCATGGTCACAGTAATTGTGAGCCCAGTACCCGTAGAAGGAGATCGAGCCGTTGTGGACAAAGTGCCTGATAAAACGCTTGCATATGAGCCACCGCTTTGAATACTAAGCCCAGTTACCGCACTACCTGAGATGGTCGTCACGCTAAATATCGCAGGGTTACCAGAACCACCATTTAGGACAACCACATCACCAACAGCGTAGTTACTGCCACCACTAGCCACTGAATATGCCGTTACTTGGTATCCAGAAGGTGTATTGCCTGCAAAGATAGGGTAAGGGAAAACCTCAGAGAACACGCCTGCGGATCTTTGAGCCCCCATAGCCTGACCTGCGTCATACCAAGTTTGCTCTCTTACGTTATAAATGATTGCGTCTGTACACTCGGTTGCTGTACCCTTTGGATAGAACCACCAGATCTCACCCCAACGGGTAATCTTGGTTGCCCAGACCTTTTGCCTTTGAGCAAAGTTGACGTTATCAAAGAAGTAATTCAGGTTAACTGAGTTAGCAATCTCTTGGACTACACCGTTGTAGGCAAAGAACCGATCCACGCCCACCCAGTAATAAATACCGTCATACTCAACCACAGAGTTGGAGGACATGATGGTGGTTGCTGTGGAGATAATATCGTAGCGCCAGTACAGCGTAGAAGTGCCCACAGTCTGCGGAGAGTACGTTACCCTGGTCAACTGATCCAAAGACCAGAAAAGCCCCGCAGGAGACGTTGTACCGCCCCGTAGAGGCATTCCCTTGACAACTTTGGTTCCTGATACGTTGTTGGCGTTGGAGTCGCTCGATACCCAGTTGGTGAAGTCACCTGCCGCACAGTTTTGAATCAGGCCGTTATTACCGTAAACAAACAGATAAGGATAGAGCATACAAGCCCCACCGCTTACAGATATGTTGTTGCTAAAGGTAAAAGTAACAGCCGATGAGCCTGTAATTGCATTGTTTACCGTTACCGTTGTGGTTCCAGAGGCCACAGTCACAGCAGTCACCACAGTATTCGACGCTACCCCAGTACCAGTCACAGATTGATTAACGCCAATCTTGTAGTTACTCGAAGATATAACAATCGTATAAGCGTTAGGTGTTCCAGGCGTACCAGTAGCCGTAAAAACACCAACCTGGCTAAGCGCTGAATAAGGAAAAGTACCCGCTAAAACAGGCGTATTGACCGTGCTGTCAATGTTGGATAAGTTTTGACCAGGGTGAGCTATCAGGTTTAAAACACCCGTACCGTTGGGATCGTAACCTAGGTCAAACTGCCATAAATTGTTGGAGTTGGAGGTAAAGTTGTTGAGCGTGATTGCTGTGGGTCCAAATCCAACACCACCCGTATTACCTGTTTGCCATCCGTTAAGGGATGAGCTATCTCCTGAATAAACGTAGTTAATACCGTTTTGAGACTGCATTACCATCCCACGAGAGATGTTGGGTGCGTTTAAAAATATTGCGTTGTAGCCCCCCATTTTTCTTGGGCGACCACGTTGAAATCTGACCCATTGACCATCTACATAAGAAGGTGAGGCGAACTGCGTCCCGTCTCGCTGTATACCAGGAGAAACGCTGAGGAGCACAACCTTTAAGGTCAAAATGCACCCCCGACCAATCCCGCAGTAAGTTGCCAACCCGATGAATTAGCAACTCCAATACTTGTACCACCAGAGGTAAATCCAATTTGGTTACTAGAGGCCAAATACAGACCTGTAGTCGTATTACCAAGGAAGTTAATGGATGGGGCGCTTGCACTACCTACAGCAAACGTAATCGAACTGGCTGTCGTAAAAGCCAAGCTATTGGCGTTGTAGACGTTTTTACCATCAGAGATCAACATCACAGTAGTATTTGGGCTAACTACCGCTGTAGCCCCGCCTGATACGCCTGTGGATATGGTTAAGGTATAAGACCCAGTCGTGTTGTTACTAATCGCATAAAGCTGAACCGTTGCAGGCACATAAACAGTCGTATTACCGTTTAAAACACCCGTATAGTTCTGAATCGTATTAGACGCCTGAGCAGAAGACAGGGTATATGTATAAGGTGTGGATAACCCTGATAACGATAGAGCAAGCTGTGTATAAGCAAAGCTGTTAGATCTACCGTATGCAAAAGTATTAAATCCTGTGGATCCGTTAGAAACAATAACCAAAGACTCGGTCAACTGTAACTGTTGATTAGAGTTACTGTCAATCGTGTCTGATCCAACTGGGGATATGGTCACAATACCTGTGCCGTTGTTCTTGATAACAGCAAACCAGTTATTACCGACCGTTGAAGCGCTTGGCAGGGTAATTGTTCCAACACCTGCTGACCAGACGTAAAAGCTTGCCCTGCTGTTGGCGTTTAGCGTAGATCCGCTGTAAAGGTTGGTGACGGGATAGGCTGTGTTTAAAGTGCTTCCAATAGCCGTTAAACCGTACCCTGCAAGCGTTGAAGCACTGGCTGAGGACGTACCCACACCCATCGCAATATTGCCCCATGTACCCGCATTTGTGGTGTTGTTGGTGACGTAGATGTAATAAGTGTTAACCGTTGCAGTAGTCGGCGCAACAGGAATACTGATAATCGTATTACCTGAGTAATCGGTTACCGTAAAAGAAAACTGTCCAGAAGTACCGACGTTACGGATAATAACTGCCTGACCCACAGATACCTGAGTAGCAGGTGGCATGGCAATGATCTGGCCTGTAGTCGTCGCCGTAATCTCCATGATGTTGGCGGCTACGTTTGTAGAACTGGTACCGTTAATAGGCCAGTTTAGGTAGGTGATAGCACCTGGTGAACCACTGACGGTTAACGACTCATATCCTACCTGTGAAGGGGAAATCGTCTGACCAGTAAATGGATTTGTGTATGTGGTCATGGTTAGCTGTCCTTAGCAATGGCTTGACGATCTCCCATACGCAAATCGTCTTCGGTTTTAAGTGATTGAAGGGCTTTGTTAAACATTTCCTGCCAAACAGGTACCCTGGTATCGTTCTTTAAGAATGGCATCATCTGTAGCAAAGTACCAAACAGCATTGCATTTGGAGCGTTTTGGGTGAGCCAGTTAGTCTGATTAGTGCTTGACAAAGGCAAAATACGCTCATAAAAGAGCACTTCAAACTGATAAGCCTGGTCAGGCGTTGGAGCTAAGTACCAGTGGTCATAATCGTAGTCAGCGTAGTAAACGGGAGCGGCTGTATTCGTGTTATTAGGCCAGTAAGCTGTTAAATATTCGTACTTACGCAGATAAATCGGTTGTTTGCTACCACTTGAATCTGTGTACTTCATAGACACAGTCTTTCTCCAACGTGCAGGCTTTGGGATGACTGGATTACTTGGAGTTAATGTACTTTGCGCTACATTAAGTTGACCTAACGTCTTGATTTCCTGAGCAATTTCAAATTCGCACAAAGAAATAGCTACGGGAACTTGATTAACGACAGCGGTATCACTCCTCTCCAAGTACTGATAAACAGCACTGACGAGGTTGTCATACGTCATTACCCAACTTGCAGTTGAGGTTATGGATGAAATGGTCATTAGTCCCCCTAATATACGCTTATTTTAGATAGTATCGGGGGAAAAGTCACCCCAGTACTTGCTCGGTTTGGCGCATCACCGCTATTCTTTGCTCAGCACCGAACAATCCACCATTAATTACTTTAGTGAGTCCGTTGTAGTCCTTGGCATCTGCCAGTCGGTTACACCCGTGAGTTGACCAGAACCACCCACCGATAGGCGCCGCCCACTTAGGTGTCCTCGCCAGATCTGGATTAGCCACCAAATCAATCCCCAAGGCTTGACCTGCGTGAAAGAAGTTATCGTGGCCTGTGAGTTGGCATATCGCAGAACCCCTAAATCTCCACCCATCACCACTTGCCTCGTCTCGGTTGCCCATACGGTTGGCGTAGATGTGATTAGCAATCAACTCAGGCTTGTGGGCATACTTCATCGCCTCATCCATTGATGGGAAACGCTTAGGCCAAAGCTTCATTAAAGTCTCAGGCTTGTAGTTCAGGTTCTCAGATAAGTCCTTAAAGTGGTTGGACTCATAGCTGAACTGACCAATAAAGCAAGCTTGCTCTTCGTTTGAGTTAATGTTAAAGCGATGAAAGGTATCGTTTAAGGGGTCTACCCATTCAGCACCAATACCCAGGCGGTGAAGTTGGTCAGCATTAATCATTTCTTCGCCTTATTGAAAGAGTCCCTTACTTCGTTGTACTTGGCAACGCAGGCGTTAAGGTCTTTGATGGCTG